GTTGTTATGTTGTAAGTATACGAAATCAAAACGCCTCCGCTCGCATCGGCGGAAGAAAAAGTATAGATTCCGGTAGCGAAGTTTACGGAGTATTGACCGGCTCCAGAAGGCGTTGTCACGCGATTGAAGTGTTTGCCGGTGCCGGCGTAGACGACGCCAAGATCGTCGTTGTAATTAGTCGCGTTGGCGACAGTCACTGTATAAGGCGTCACCGCCGGAACGCTGGCGGCCTCGAGCTGGGCGACAGCAAATTGGCCGGTGGCTGGGGTGAGCCCAAAGAAGATGTCAGAATAAAGCAATCCGAGGATCTGGGCGAACTTCGCCTTACCGGTGATCTTACCTTGGCCGCGGGCTATCGCCACGGGGAACTGAAGCTGCCCGTAAAGCGGCTTGTCGGTCCAATCGAAATCAATCTGGATATCCTGAAGCACGCCGAACTGGCGTGGGCCGATCCCGGACCCGATCACGTCGCTGCGTTCGCCCCAAACCGCACCAGTGCCGAAGCTCAATTGCATTTCATGTACTCCCTTTCAAAAGCCGCTTCAGCATCTCCTTGGCTGCATGGGCGACATTCCAGGCTTGCGTATCGCGGGCGATCGCCGAGCCCGGGAAATGGTCATCCCACCAGCGTTCGATCAGCTGGTCTATCGCAGGAGCCTTGACCAGCGGTACGATATGGCTTTGATCGCTTTGATCAATATCCTCAGGAAGAGACACACTTGCTTCAGACCCTGCCACGGCCATCGGGTACTCCTACGAATAGGGTTTATTACAGCAGGAGAGAAACCCAGATTTCGGGTACTTCTCTTTGCTCTAACGTGTGTCCTCGGGTTGTGTGGTCAGACGCACAAGATCTCGACCGGGACGATCGCAATCGCCTGATCGCCGAGCACGCCCTCATCAGTCTCGACCTTTCCGGAGATATAGGCGTGCTGCACCATCGCGGGCAGTCCGAGGTTTTGAATACCAGTCGCCGGAGATGGCGCGAGAGCAGCTTCAAGCGCGTCGAGAAGCGGGTTCAGAAGCATTGCGGGCGCCAGGTAGGGATCGCTCGAATGGACATAGACGTAGAAATCGGCGTAGAGCATCCAAGCGATCGGGGATCCCAGAGCTTTGGTTACGGCGTGCCCGCCTTTTTCCGCCATGAACAGCGCAGGCTGTTCCGACGGGGCCACATCGGCCCAATGTCGCAGCCGACGATTGGCGCTGGCGAAGTTTGCAGCGCCGGCCCCGAGGGTCCAGAGCGCCGCATAGATCGATTCACGGATGATCATCGGTCCTGCTCCGATCGCGGGGACTGTGGCGACTCATCGCGACACCGCTTCGGTTAGAGCTGTCTCCACCTCTTCGCAGATCGCCGGCCTCATGTCCTCAAGCGCCGAGCGCAGAAATGAGCGTTCGGGGAGATCCATACCGCGATTGTAGCTCCGCATATTGATCGTCTTCCCCGCGATCGGTCGACCAAAGGCCTCCGTGATGCGCCGCAAACTGGCTCTGATACTTACTGTTCCAGAAAAACCGTATTCCTGTGCGCCGGCATACCTGCTGTCGCTAAAAACGCTCGCGGCAATGGCGCCGCCGTTCTGATCGATCCGGAGGTCAATGCTCGACCTCAGTGACCCGGTGCGGCTTCTGAGCACCTGCCCGCTGAGCTTGTTTTGCTGCACGTCGCGCTGGAGCTCGATCCCAAGCTGGGTGATCGCGCGCAGGAGCCCCGAATTAACCGCGTCCGGCAGTGTGCTCAGTCGCTCCAGCAACTGCTGGTCGCCAACGAGATAGGCGGTGATCACACGGCACCGGCGAGTGTCGCGGTATCTGTTTGGGTTGGTGCCGGAAACAGGAATCCGCCGATCGGGGCGACCACCCGATATGCCTGGATTAGCGTCTTTATCGAGTCGCTCATGTCCTTTTGCGAGTACGACACGGTCTCGCCACCGCCGATCGCCCGCGCAACCTCGCCAATGCGGCTGCGTTCGCGGTACCTCAGCGCCACGAGCTCGATGCAGGCCTGTGCCAGGTCCGGCGGTATTACGGAATAGCCCGCAGTGTATTGCAGGGTCACGCATCCGGCCTTGCGCGGTACCGCGTAACCTCTGATGACGAGCTGCGTCGGGGTGAAAAGGTACCCCTCTTGGATCGCGAAGTTGCTGACACCAGCGCTGCCGGGCTGCGCCGATTGGGAAAGTAGGATCGGAGGAATCGTCAGGCCGTCGACGACAACCAGGCTAACGGCACTCACCGGAAATGTCGCGAATTGGTATCGCATTTCGTACGGACTGACGGGGCCGCCGATGCCATCTCGAATCTCGATCCAGTCCTGCGAGGAGATTTGCCGATTCAACCACGTCTGAATGAATTGACTCGCGGCCGTGATTAGACGCGTCAGCAGTGCATCGTCAGTCGTCGGAAAGGCGCTCTGCCCGGTTTGCAGCCACGCCTTGACATCGGTGAGCGTTGTCAGGTCGCCAAAGCTTGCTCCGGGAGAAGCAAAGTTAGCCATCACGCATGTCCTGGCTCATGATCCGCCGCGACAGCGACGGCGCTCCACATCCTAGCGATTGGTCTCGCATTTCTAGCAATATCGCCGAGCGTTGCCATCGCCGCCTTTTCCCCATAACCGGCGGCGAGGTTTATGACTAGAATATTGGCGAGCCCCTCCAACGCGGCCGGCACTCCGATACATTGAGCCGCGGAAAAAAAAGCCCGGTTGATCTCTTGCATCACCTTGAACACGGGATCATCGGAGGTGATGGCGACAGTCATAGGCTGATCGGTGGTCATCGTGTCAACCCTCGGGGCCATTTCATCACTCGCCGCCAATACATTGCGTTGCTGTGAACGACAAGCCGCCATTGTGGAACAGTTTTACGGGGCCTTGCGCAGCGTCCGCACGACTCCGTGGAAATCGTGCGGCTACCGCTCCTGCCGTGCCTAACGGCGTCCTACACCGGAATAGACGGTCGGTAATACGACCAGGTCAGAGACGCCGTTATGAGCCTGTATCAACCGTTGGCAATGTTGTAGATGACACCCATTGCGAACGGTGCATAAACGGCCAAAACTTCCTCAGCATAGACGCCGACTTGACGCTGGCGTGTGACGAGGGGCCAGTCGATTTGGTAGTAGTCTTGCCGCGTCTTAAGCTCGGCGGCGTTCGGCACCTCGTTCGACTGGTACTGAATCGGCAGGTTCTCGGCCCAACCGATGATCGTGCCCGGGGGCACGCGCGGATGAATCCTGATCGGGATCCGAAGCCCGCCCTCGAGCGCGAAGGGGTTGTAGTAGAACTGCACCACCCCAGATGCAGTCACCTGATATTCACCCTGGCTCCCATCGGCCGGCGAGTCGTACCGCAGCAATGGACCCGAGGCGCTCGACAGCACCTTGCTGGTGATGTTCTTCAGCTCCTGGGAATTGACATAGAGGACGGTCGGCGATAGTTCGAAATTGTCCCACATCTTTTGGAACATCGTGTCGATTTCAACGACCGAGCCACGGCCCGACGCTGTCAGCAGCGACCCTGTGCCGGCTGTTCCGGTCGGCATGATGTTGACATAGGCGTTTGACCCAGGCTTGAGCGCAGTAGTCAGCAGCCCATCATAGGCATAGCTGGGGTTGGCTGAATTGTCTGCGGTGATCGCTGACTGTGACTGGTTACCGGTGCTGAGCGGAGCAGTGACGGCAAGGCTGTTGATCGTCGTGATCGCCTGCAAGGTCTCGGTCCCGGTCGCCGTCGAGATATACCAGGCATAGGCAACCGCTCCCGGCATGGCGGCCAAGCTACAGAAGAGGGTCTGGCCAAGGGTTACAGCCTGGCTCGCCTCGGAGCTGATATTCGACGAGCCGCCGGAGAGCATATAGCTCTTCCCATCGGCGCCCGAGACGGTCTTCGAGGTAGCAACGCCGTTCACTACGGTCGAATTCTGGTATCCTTCGAGGGTTAGGCCGACGACCTTTACGAAGTAGGTTCCCGACGGAAGCGTCGCGCCACTACCCGATGCCGACAAGGTCGGGGTAGCGGGCATGCCTAGGGACAGCGAGGCATTACCAGCGAGGATTGCCATCTCCTCCTTGAGCATCATCTTTTGCAGTAGTCGAAAGGTCATTCGCGCCTGAATATCCTCGAACTCGCGGCCCGCCGAAATCGATTCGAAGGTCGCCGCGTCCTCCTCGCCAATCGTCACGTAAGTGGCTGATTTGCTTGAGGTCGAATAAGACATTTGGCCCGAGCGTTGGCCTTCTGGTACCCAGCCCATGCAGTCGAAGCCGGAACCGATTATCGCGCTGACCTGCCGCCAATTTGTCGCCGAGCCGGTGCCGCCGCCGACGCGTGGCATCACGTTGCGGATCGGGGTTACGAACGGGTAGAGGTTCTTGGCCGGTGCTTGAAGATCATACGCGAGGAGGCCCGTCGCAGTCGAGATCGACTTGGCGAGCGTGTCATTCGGTTGGGCCAAAGCGCCCTTCAGGAGCTCCAGCGATTCCTGCGTTATCGAATTCATCGAAAGGTCCTCCCAAAGGGGGGCAGTAAAAAGCCCGGTCAAAGACCGGGCTCGGTGACGGCTTCGCGACTACAGGACAAGTTGACACTTGCGCTGTCGTCGTTATGCGAAACAGAGTTCCGCGGCGAGGCCTGAGGAAATGTGTTGGTCTGGTATCTCTCAGCGTTCGCTTGTTGCTGGACCGTGTACTGTGATCGGATTGGCGTAGCTCGCCTTGATTAGTGTGAGGGTCTGCTCCTCCTTGCTCATCTTCGCAAGTACAGTCGCTATCGCCTCCGGCGAGAGCAGGCTGCCACTGGCGCTGCCAGTATTATCGCTATCTTGTTGCTTCGACACCGAGACGGCGCCTCTGGCGATCGTCAACGGCGGAAGCGGAGTGCGGGCGATGTCGTCGACCCGCTTCGACAGCCGGTCGAGCAGTGGCACCATTTCGCTGAGCGCCTTAACCAGCGCTGTCTTTTCCGCCCGTTCGCCGGCCAGCGCCTTGGCAAGGTCTCCTGCCCGTAAAGCTTTGACTGACTCGAATTCAGTGCCCTGGCGCTCTTCCTCGCCGGCCCCTGCGGCGTTACATTCGGCGCCGGCGGCGACCAGATGACGGTGCGCTGTGCGCAGGTGTAGCATCGTTTCGACGGAATGGCGCGCACCAGCCTTTGAGACCTCTTCAGTGTTGGCGCTCCCGATAGGCGTCGGTCCCAAATTGGAACTCGGTAGGACCCCAAAACATGCCATGCCGCCGGTTAGCTTGCTGATACATTCGTGAGCAATATCCATTAGGTTCTGGTGCGAGCGGTTGCGTCTGTCACCCGTCGATGCAACACTTCCCGACGCTGTTGAACTGTGCACCGTGGCATTATCACCGGGGCAGAAATCCGACAAAGGCGGACGCAACTGCGGCGCCACATGCCCAAGATCACCCGACGTCTCGAGGATCGGCGCGCCTAGCGGCACAGCGCTGGCCTTGCTCAGATGGTCGCAAGCCTCGGCAATGTGCGCCTCTTCCTGCATGGACATGCCGCCGATCTTCATGCACTTGTCGCAAGCGTAGAAGGCCATATCGGCCAGCGCTTGGTCACCTTGCGAGTGCTTAGCTTTGGCGAGAAAAGCGGCGGCGAGTTTCTGCATCTTGGGGTTCCCTGTTTTGAGGAGGGTGCCAATCCGCGCGACTTCCGGCGTGCTGGCGGCCATAGCGAGCAATTCGGAAGGGCGCTGCGACCGATACTCGTCATCCATTGGGGCGTCGCCTGGTAGCTCATCCATTTCCTCGACCACGAACGCGTTCAGGAAGTCGCACAGTTCGCTGATGCTCGACTGGAGCCGAAGCAGCTGTGACGAGTCGTTGCCCTCGATCGCTGCCTCAACCTCGAGTGCATCCTGCAGCCAGTCGAGTTCGTAAATTATTTGAGCCACGCGAGCTACATCGCAAAGCGCCTTGGATAGCCCTGCGGAAGATGCCTCTTCGTCACTCTTGGCCGAGGGCGGTTCCTCGATATCGATCTTCTCCCTCCAGGCAGCGATAATCTTGGCTTTAATACGCTTGACTTGCTCAGCGCTGTATTGTCCCCCATTGCTGGGCTTGTTGATATAGCTCCAAGCAGCACGAATGTGTCGAGCTGTGTCTATCGGATAGCGATGCTTTCCGTCCGACTGGTATCCGGGATCGGCGTAGTCTACCTCGCGACGAGGTCCCGGTGAACCGCCGGGCTCTTCACTTCTATTCCGACCTTCGGTTTTCGCGAGCGCCCCTTCAGCCGTTTCGATCGCCTTTCTTGGTGCATCGATCGCGGTTTCAGATCCGGTAGCGCAGTCGGCTTCGTGCTCACCCCCCGGCCGTGACCTGGGAGTCGCCTGTGATGACGGCGGCAAGCGTGCCCCTGCTGCGCGGAGTGCCTGCGTTTCGAGACACTTAACCGCATCACCCTTCGCGCGGTGATGGTGATCAGGCATGCCGCATGCCCAGATCTGGATCGGAGGATTGAAGGGTTCTCGCGCAGGCGCCGGCGATACCATGGTCGGCGCCAAATCCGCGGGACCTTGTTCAGTGACGCCTGCGATGGCTTTCCAGCAGTCGAAAACTGCTTCTGGGTTTGCCGGGCGATCGACGAGCGAGATTTCGTTGAGAACCAGGCCAGTAATAATTTTCGGATTGCCCGCTTCCCGTTGTGTGACTCGGCCACCGATCGAGAAGCCGCGATAGACCTGGTTCCTGACTTTCGCGACCGCGACGGGGTCGACAACATGGGCAACAATCCGGGTTGCCCCGTCGTCACCGACTTCTGCTTCGAGCGTCGTTCCGGCGGCCGAGAGCTGGTGCATTTCGCGCAGTGCGGGAAAATGCATGTAGTCCGGGATTGCTGCGCGCATCGCGTCAGCCCGAACGATCTCACCCTGGTCGTCCGTGACCTCAGAAGACGCGATCCCGTGCACCCGCACAGTTCCGTCGGCTTGAGGCTCGACCTTCTGGATTGCGCCGTAGAGCCGCATTATGAACTCCTCGCCAGTCGGCCGTGCGAATACTGACGATCGCTGGTCATTTTCTCGCCGACTCCGGACAGGTTAATCTCGGACTCGAGCCCTGATCAGCAGGCCTGGCAGACAATGGCCGCGCTAGCGTCGGGAGCGGCCGGCCCACCGCTTGTGCGAGTGCGGTGATTGCTCCAAACACCTGCCTCGCCGCCGTCGAATTGTCCGGAACGAGTATCTTGACAACCCCGGCGGCGACCCCCGCCCAGACGGGGTCTCCCGTAATGAAATAGCAGACGCAGCCCGCGAGGATGCCAAAGCCGATAACCGTGCTGGGTTGAGGCGGCCACCGCAATATTGTCTTCTCAAACATATGTCTGTTATCCGATCAATTCATCGCATTGATTTCAAACCAGGTGGCTATCACATCATTGGCGGTCCCGGTCGTGTTGGACGAGCCCGTCAGGGCAATGACGATAGCGCCTGACTCGACCGCTGTCGGAAAAACCGGCAAACCGATTCCTCCATGGATGCCGCCGAGGATCGCCGTACCCTGTGCGTACTGGGTGTTTGAACCAGCAGCACCGTATTTGAAGACGTTAGCCATAAGCTGCCAGCCAACGTTATTGTTGGGCGTAGTCACGTTGACCCAGGGACCCGTATCGGCGATCACGCTACCACCGGTAACCACTCCTGAGGAGATCGTGGCATCGAACCATAGCTTGACGCGCTTATTGTTGGTGGTCGGACCCGTGCTTCCCTGGGCGGTGATGCACAGCCCTCGGCCCGCTGCATCAAAGCTCGACGCTGGCAGAGTGTAGCTTGCCAGCACGTCGTCGCTAGTATTGGCATTATTGCCGGCGAGCGGATTCCCCACAAAGCGACTGAGGGCGCCTTCCCTGGGAAACGCCCCGGTTCCGCCCCCGAAAAAGGTTGAGATGTTCGAGGGCTCGGCACCGATCGCGGAGACAACGCCGTCGAGTGCCCAGCTCGCGGCGCCGGGAGCCACTGAGACGCATGTCCAGACGCGTCTCGCGGTGGTATTGACCCAACGCGAGCCGACCGAGTAGCCCTGTGTATTGTCGTTGGATGCGCCCGGATCGATCGGCGCTGAAAGGTTATTGTAGGCGGGCAGCAAGGTGCAGCCGCCGCGGATGAGATCGATCACATCGCCAATCGCAACCGCGGCGATGACACCGTTTCCGTCCGCCGTGTGACGCGCCTGATGTCTGAAACTGCGCAAATGGAGCAGGTGCGAGCACCCTTGTGGTCATGGTCGAGGTTCCTTGACCGTCACGGGCCTGGAGGTTTGCACAGAAGCGTTGAATTGAGCTTGAGCACTCGCCCGTCGCTTAATTCGGCTGTAGCTTCGAGGATATATGTGCCGCCGGCCGCCGTTGCCGGCATGCCGCCGATCGAGGCGACCGAGAAGAAACCGGTGCGCGTTTGCAGCGATCCGTCGCTGGGGGCACGCAGCTGGATTGTTGTCCGGGTCGAGGCCGACAATACCCGAGACTGCGGCGCCGGGTCGGCGGCCGCCTGAAATGGGGCTAGCGTGCAGGTCCATCTCGTCGAGACCATCGTCGCCGCACCCATATCCGGGGTAAAATCGAACGCGAAGTTGTCGATCTCGCCGAGCTCGATCGGATCGAATGATGTTGCCAATCGCATTGGCGAGTTCCTTATTGGTCGCTGAGCGGGGCTGCTGCTGGAAACTTAGAAAACCCTGTGTCGAGGTCCGCAGGCTGTCAACTAAAGCAGAAGGCCGAGCCAGCTGGCGTATTTCAGGGCAGGAACGGCACCGCCTTGCGCAGCACCATCGACAATATTAAACCACTGACGGCGTTGCACGGCGCGTTTGGCCCTTGTGTCGCGGCCACGAAGAGCCGATCGGCCTCGATCAGTGAGGCCAAGCCGGGCGCCGGTGCAGCCTCGACCGACTTGGCTACGGGAGCCAATGCGACCCAGCACGCCGCTCCTTGCGGATCACCGCCTTGGGTCGCGACCTGTGCCGCGTTAGTCAGATCGGCGGTCGCGAGCTTGCCGACCTCGGCACATCCCGATAGCGCCAAGAGCGGCATAAGTAGATAGAAAACAAAGGGTCGCTTTCGCATAACCTGAGCCCTTTCACGATCTTGTCGATCTAACCGGCACGGCGACGGCGACGCCGGATCCTGTCGCCGGTCACTCTCTTTCAGAGCCGCTTGAGAAGGCGCGAGCGGCCAGATGTGCTTAGGAGCCGTCTTTTGCCTGGAGAGGCAAGCAGACGCTCCAGTGACACTCGCACCGGCGCCGGCAGCGGCCCGAGCCATTCGAGGAGCGCGCCGTTATCCCCGCTCTGCCCAGCCAGAGATTCGAGGGCTGCAGGCGTTATAACGCTGACGGCTGCCGCAGACGCAGCGGCCGATCGCAAAATCCGGCGAACACGCCCGTCTGGCGTCCGGCGACGTAGGATGAGGTTGACGGTCGGCGTCGGCTGCAGAAGGCGCCGAGCACGCCCTTCCGCCGCGCGACGGCGTAGGATCTTTGGCATTCATACCCCGCCGCCCTGGGCGCTTACCACATATGCAGTAGGCGCCGGCCGCCGCCGGCCGTGCCCGGCCCGACCGAGGCGAGGATCGACAGGATGGCCGATTGCGCGTTGGTCGAGATCTGGTGCTGGTTCGCGATGTAGTCGATCATGCCGTCATAGCGGAACGGCATGACGGCTTGCTCGAGCTGCTTGTCGCTGACAACCCAATTGCGCGTGTAGGCCTTGTAATCCACGCCATAGGCCGTGCCGCCGCCGCTCGCAATGAACTGCGAGTTGCCGAAACAACAGTCGTCGGAGAAGTTCAAGATCTGAAACTGGCGCCGATTTGGCCCGTAGCTCGCCATGATATAGAGATCGAGATACCCGGCCACGGCGTACCAATTTGACCAGCACTGTTCGTCATCGCTGTTGGCGCAGCTATCGATGAATTGCATTTCCGGCCAGCTGCCGGCAACCGGGATGCTGATCTTGATCCGCGTGTCGAGAGCCGGAAGCAGACCGGTGGTCCAGCCGCCCCCTGACAACCCAACCATGTCGTATTGGGAGAAGCTGTTGTTGGCATCCCAATAATTCATCGCCTGCACAGCGGGCTCGAAGAAATATCTCATCGTGGTATTGCCGTAGCTCATGAACAGCGCATTGTGGGCCGTTGTATCGCCGCAGTTCGGCATATTGAAGGCGAAAACCGAATAGCCGGCAGCGAGCAGCGCCTGGAGCACCGGCTGTACGCGGTAGCCTGCGGAGAACGTCGTCCAGTCGCACGTATTCTGGTGCCCCGGATTGAAGATCACCAGTCGTCCGTTGTTCGGCGAGCTCGCGATATAGAGGTTCGACGTGTTGCTTTGCCCATTTGACATCGATGCGACGTACTGATCGACCTGCGCGACGTTGTAGCTCGGGAACGGGTTGCTGATCCCGGTCGTGATCGTCGGCAATGTCGAGGGCAACGTCGGGCTGCCCCATGCCTGGGCGATCAATGTGCTGCGGCGCGACACGATATCGGCCGCCGAGGTGATCGTCGGGATGTTGCCGTCGATCGCCCACGCAGTGCCAGAGTAGAGCGTTAGACAGGCGGCGAGTGTGGTGAGCTTGCGCAACGGCTCAGCCCGGCTTCAGCGCGGCTGCCGCTGTCACGATGGAGGCGCCGCCGGCGGCGTTGATGCCGAAATTATTCGCGCCAACCGGCACTGTCCCATTGGAGTCAAAGAGCGTCGGATTGGCGAAGGTAGCAGTGGCGATCCGAAGCACATCGCCCGAGCCGGTCGATGTGACAACGATGCTTGACTGCTCGCACAGCATGACCCAATCGCCGCTGGTCGAGGTCGAGGTCGTGATCGGGATCGTGTCGCTGCTTCCCCCCACCGCGCGGTTTGCCGTGGCGTCCGCGGTGGTCGTTTGCTGGATCTTGGAGTACTCGCCGATGACGCTCAGGATATAGTGGGTCGAGCTCGCCGTGATCGTCGCTGTGTGCGATCCGGCGTTCGTATTGCCGAGCGGAATGTAATAGATGTACTGGTAGCGGTCGCCGCCGGTAAAGGCGGCGCCGGAATACTTGGTCAGAAGCGTGGCGGAAATCGAGTTGTAGGTGACCGAGGTGATGTCGTCGGCACCGCCCAGCGTGTCGCCGGTAATGCAGACGACGAGCCCCTCATTCGTCCCTGTCGAGACGCTATAGAAGCCGCTGAGGCTGCTCGTCGAGCCGCCGTTGTTGGTCAGATCGCCACCAGCAACAAAGGCTATCGGTCCCCCACCGCCCGAGGAAGGGGGGGCGGGCAAACCAGCATGGGTCGTCGGCACCTGCGCCGTGGCGACCCCGATCAGCGCCGCCAGGCCAAGCGACGCGAGCAAGATCAATATCGCACGCATGGATCAGAACTGCGCCCAGACGACGTTGCCGGAGACCTGCGCGCCGCCGCTGACTAGCAGGCAGACATCGTCCGCCGCAATGGCGGTGCGGATGACGGGGCCGTTCCCAGTACCCATCGTCAGACCGCCATTGGCCGCGAAGTTCCACCCGGTTGCGGCGGTCGAGCCGCCCACCATGCCGGCGGTGCTGGTTCCGCAGGTGCTGCCGGTGCCCTCGACGATGGCGACGTTGTCGGCGGCGCTGACAATCAGGTTGAGGGCGCAGACATAGGTCTGCTTCGACGCGTTTCCTGTGATGATCCTGGTGTTGGCGGTGATGCTGATCGGCGTTGACGTCGTGTTGGCCACTCCGGCGCCGCCGCAACCCTGGCCGTTTGGCGAGATCGCGACGACCAGCGCCGGATCAGTCGCTGCGGGCGCCGTGCTCGCCGCCTTGACCGCCGCTCGATTCGCGGCGCCGCCACCGTCGGTGATGGCGTTTGGGAAGACGCAGTTGTTGCTCGCATCATTGATGTCGGCGACGTTTTGCGTCGCGCCGGTGGAGTCCTTGACCGTAAACGGACTGGGACAGCTGGCCTGCACTGCCGAGCCAAAACCCATGGCTGCCGCGACCAGTAGGGTCGGGATCCATATTTTCGATTTCACTGTCTTACGCTCCTGTTATCTGATCGTCACCGGAAGAGCGACGACGTTGCAGCCGGTGCTCACGGAGAAGTCCGTCTGTAGCGCGCCGCATGGCGTTGAGGCGCCGAAAACCCCATTTCCCGAGTAGTAGGCCAGCACATTGTAGTTGCCGCTAGCCGCGTCGCACTGGAAGGCGTACCCACCGAAGGCCACATTGACAACGGCAATGCCGTCACCGTCCAACATTGAGCCGCCGCTCGCCTGCACGGTAATGGTGTTGGTCGCCTCATCGCCCTTCGCGCCCTTGACCCAGAACGTGTGTCCGACAATCGGGGGCGACGAGGTGCATTGCGGCAATGTCTCGGTCTTGGCCGATGACGACGAGCTTTTCCATACGATCGTGCCGTCGGCCGTGGTCGCGGAGTCAGTCGTGCCGCTCGCGATAACGCGGCTGACGCCAGACGCGGCTGTCGCGCTGATTACGCCGTTCGATATCGCGATCGTCGTGCCATCGGGTTTGAGGATGCCGAACGAGTTGATCGTCGCCAGCCCTGGCGTCACGGCCAGAGACCAATGGTCGTTGCCGTCCGAGCTAGCGCACACGTAGCTATTCGCCTGAAACGCCGCTGCCGACCCGGTGACCCCGGGGAAGCCCGAAAAGGTCGAGGTCGAAGTCGATAAGGCGAATCCGTGCTGGGACAGGTCAGCGAAGCAGTATCCGGCGCCGTCTGCACCGCTCGTCGTCGACCCGTTGGCGCGCGCCAAGGTGAACGTGATGGGACCGTTGCCGTTCGCCAGATAGAGCTGCACGCCGTCACCGACCAGGACCGGATGGTTTGACGTGTAGGCTTGTGCGCAGCTTTGCGGCGACAAGGTGCCGCCGGCCGGGCCGATCGTCTGGAAGCCGGTGTTGCAAACACCGACTTGATTGGTGAGCCCGGTACCGAGGGTTATGATCCGATTGAACGATGCATCCTGCGAGCGTGCGACGCCAAAAACAGCCGCACCGACCAGGGTAGCGGCGACAGTTGCCGCTAGGGTCCTACGCATAGCTGACCAGCGAGTGTTTGGCGTAGAAATTCGCCGCCATGACATCGAATGCCGCCCCCGATTGGTTGTAAACCAGGATCGACCAATACGTCGGCATGAAGCCGAGGAGTGAATAGACCGAAAATTCTGGAAAATAATAGAGGGCCGCGTTTGCTGCCACTGTTACCATGGGCGTCAGGGACGCTAAGCTCCCGATCAACGAAGATTGGTCCGAAGTCGAGTTCGGATTTATTCCGTTCGTCCAGCTGATGCCATCCTCGCTGCACACTAAATAGAGCGACACGGTGCCGGACCCGCTGACAGCCGAGCCCGATTTGATCTGGATCGGCGCCACGATGTCATCGTAATATTGCACCAAGGTCGTCCCGAGTGCCCCGAGACCTTTCGCTTGACCGTTCGGCAATGCAGTCAGGTTGTCGGTCGACTGAGCCGGTCCGAGTGGGAACGTCGCCAATGAGGCGACGCTGAGAGGATTGCTCATGACATGGTCGCCCTTGCTATCAGGTCGTCGTCCCTCGGATCCGGAAATCGGCCGAGCCTTTGTAGGCGGTGGCGCCCGCCGGCAAGGTCAGCCGCAGCCACATACCCTGCGCGCCAGTCGCATTCGGTGCGGGACCCGACGGCAGATTGCCCGGGCTCGGTACGCTCACGAATGCGGGCTGCGGAATGAAGGCACCGATACCCGAGGAGGGCGCGGTCTGCCGATCGGCAACCGTGCCGGTGTCGTTCAGCACCGTCGTCAGCGCCAAGTCCAATACCGCGCCTGAAGGTAGGGCCGGCGTCTCGTTTACCACTTCGATCTGAGCGCCAGTCAGTGCTTTTGCGGCGTTGTTGTTTACCAGGAAAACTTTTTCATAATAGGTTCGCTGCGACCCGGCCGACACATCCGCCGCACTGGTCGAGAACAGTCGGATCACCGACGTCACTGGGTTCGGCAAGATCTCGAACAATATCCCCTCCAGGATCTTGTAGGTTGTCGTGTTGTCCGGTACAGTGGCCCAGTCGCGGCTGACTGCAACCGCATCGGAGCCGTAGCCGGCCGTGGCGATGATCTGTCGCAATTGATTAGGACCGGTGCCACCCTGAGTCCAAATAACCTGACCGGTTGTGACCATTTCGCCGTCGCCCGATTGCAGCTTGAACAGCGCTGGCATCGTGCCGCTGTGATTGGCTGAACCAGTCTGCGCGGTGTGGAGTGTCGGGTCAGTGGTTACCGCGCCTG